GACTTGTAATATCTTGTCCATATGTTTTTGCAGTTTCAGCAGTGGTATCAATTATTGAAACTCCTAAAGCAATATTAGCATTAACAATTTTTCCTGTCGCACCACTTGAATCTGTAATTGAAATTGGGTGTGGGTCAATGCCCGTTGAACCCTCAAAGAAATCTAAGCTAGAAGTTTGAACTACGTGATCATTTTCATTTGTACTAGATGAATCAGTACCGTCAAGTATTACTTGACCATCACCCGCATCGACATTTTGTAACAGTAATGCATTTTCATCTGTTCCATCTGCATCAGTTCCATCTAAAACAATTTGGTTATTATCACCAAATTCTTCATTCAACAATTTACTATTTTCGTCTGTAAATAAACCATTTACAACAGTTGTGTTTGTTCCCTCTAAAAGAAAGAAGCCAGTAGTTCCAGTGCCTGTTTCAGATGTATCAAACGCAGCGTTAGTTAAGAGTCTACTATTTCTGTTTTGTTGTTGAGAAAGAAGTCGTGTAGAAGTTTCAGTTAATATTCTTACTTGTTGAATTGAAGATGCACCAATAGATTCAGCAGTTTCAGCAACAATAATATCTTCGTCATTTTCATTTAAAATTCTGTCACCAATATTAGTACCATCTCTTGCACCAGATTCAAGTTGTATAGGAAAGTTAATTAAATCATCTGGTGATTCCAAAACAATTGCACCATTGGTAAACGGAAATGTGCCATCTTCAAGAACAAGATATTCATCATCAGTAGCAGTTGCGTTGATTACAAAAAGATCAACATCATTTTCTGATAAAATAAATTCTTCTTCGTCAAGAGTATCATCAAAAATCATTCTGGTATCTGTACTGTCGCCACCAACCCTTAAAGAATCTTCAAGTGTAATACCTTCTTCATCTGCAACTTCTAACTCTGTTCTTACAACATTATCAAATGTTGTTTTTAATAAATTTGTAGAAGAATCAAATGATACAATTGTTCCAGTGTGTCCTGATGAAGCAAGAGTGTTTTGAGATGCAAAAGTACCAGTTACATCTTTAAGAATAAAATTTGCATTAAATTTTATTTCTGGTTCAGAAGTATACGCAAAGCCAGGATTGGTAAGTTCTATCTCACCTACAGATCCAATGCTATCAGTTGTCGCAAGTAAACTTGTGCCTGTGCCAGAAGTAGATGTAACTGTAACTATTGGGAGTGTGTTATATCCAGAACCACCATTCGTAAAAAATATTTTTGATATTCCACCAGTAGAATCTGTTCCTTTTTCAATTGCAAACTGATCTCCACCAACTGTACCGTAAGTATCAACGACACGCAGAGCTCCTTCTAATATAAGACTGTGACCAGCATCAAGAGAATCAGTATCAGTTCCGTTAAGTAATAGTTTTTGACCATTTGCTTCTTCCGTTGCAGTTTCAAGCACTATGTCAATCTCAAATTCTTGTTCCGTTGTTGCATCTTCAAAAACTAAAAAGTCTCCACCGTCTAATGAATATTTGTCTGTTCCATTAAGAGCAAGTGAACCATCAATTATAGAAACAAATCCAGCTGCGGTTGAGGTATTAGAATCTGTGGTAGTAAAAGTTAGAACATCTCCAACTTCATATTTTGTTCCAGCATCATCAATAACAACACCACTAACTTCACCAGAATTAATGTTATTAACTCTACCTGATGCTCGACCATTACCAATATTAGAATTAGTATCAAAAGCAAAAGACTCTGATGCAGTATAAAGAGCTCCAGAATCAGTAACCGTTCCCTGTGATACTATTGAATTTACTGTGAAAGTCATTAAAGAATCAGTAAGATTAGATGTTACTTGTACTAATTCTCCTGTTACAAATGAAACGTTTGGAGATAATGAATCGGGGTTAAGTTCAAACTCTATTATCGATACTGCAATTTCAGATGTAGACAAAGATGTAGCAACAACAGCTGTTGCACCAGAGGTTTGTCCTGTTAATAATTGTCCAATTGCTTCATCACCAATAGATCCAGCAGTTGGTGCAGTTCGCATAATTAATCTGCTTGTCCAATTACCACCAGATGCTCGTAACATATATTGATTTGGATATGTTATTACTGGTGTTTCACCAAGTATCATATTGAAGAATATTTTATGTCCTTCTGATGTACCCTTTGCTCTATAGAGTTCACGAATATTTTTAACAAGATTTCTTTTCGAAACACCATCTGCAAGAGTAGAAGGAATTGCGTTCATAAACTCATCACGAAATTGATCTAAGAAATCATAGATAGTATTATCGATATCTGCGTAAGCTAACAGTTGTTGTATAGTCTGTACAGGGTTTGCACGATACCTTGAAACTACTGCACTTGAAGAAGAAGTTCCACCAGTGATGGTTTCTCCTGTTATAAATTTTTGTTGTGAAGTAATGAAAATTCTTGGTGTAGTAGTATTACCCAAATCATCTACCAGAATTTTTGCAGTTGCTTTTGAAGTTCCACCAGTTATAGTTTCACCTACAATAAATTTTCCATCTGTCCCTGCGCCTGATTCCAAAACAATGTTATTACCATCAACATCTAAAACTTTAGAGTTAGTTACTGTTTCTAAAATAAGATTATCAATATTTACTGTGACTCTAAGTTCAGCAGCTTCTAAATATTCATAATAGTGTTTCAGAAATACAGAAAATAATGGGTGGTCTGATTGAATAAACTCGGGCAGTTGACCATCAATTAACGTACTTATTTTTGTCGTTAAATTTCCAGTAGGGTCTATGTCGCCATCAAAAGGAACCATCTTTAATATCCCGATGGAGTGCTATAAGAAGTGGTTGATGCATAAGTTGTTGCTGCAGCTGCGTCACCTACTGCAATGGTATCAACCTGTCCTGTTATTGTACTGTTTGTAAAATCTATTTTTAATACCTGATTACGAATTGGAACAATATCTTTTGAGTTTGGAATTACAGTAATACGAATTTGTGTTGAAGTTCCGCCATCAACATCTGAAACTGTAGTTATAAAAATTGAATCTATAGCAATCGCACCTGTTACATAATTTATCGTTCCAGCGGTCGAATCTACATACACATTTATACCACTTTGAATATAATAAAGTCTTACGATTCCAGCACCATTGTCATCTAAAAAATGTTCATTTGTTGTATCGCCACTAATAAAAAATCCTGTTGATGAAAGTATTCCCCCACCTGACGCATTGTGTCCAGAGTGAGGATTGTAAAGTGCATTGTTAAAGTAAAGATTGTAAGATGCAGCTGCTGTAGTTGTTGGCGTAAAAAATTTACCCAAAGTTACATTAGTCGTATTATTTAATATTGAAGAATTTGCATCATCAACAATTCTAGTAATTTTTGAATGTCTAAACAAACCTTCAAATTGTTCAAGGGTGTTTGTGTTGTATGATGTTAAATCATTAGTTATTTCAGATTCTATTTGACTTGCAGATGATGTTGTTTTGCTAGAATCGTATTTAAATGTAACATTTAAAATTATAAAAATTGTTTCTGGGTCTACGATTACTGGTGTGATAGACGCAACAGTAAATTTTCCAAGGTCAGTTACTAATTGTTTTTTTTCTGATGTGGTTAAATTTAATCCTGTTGTTGCGACAATCGAAATAAATACTTTACCATATTCAGCTGTTGAAACAACACCTAAACTTGTATCAAATGAACCACTCTCTCCACCAAACACCTGTACTGATTTAGCATTTGCATAAAGTTTTTTAGCGTACACTTTATAATCTTCTGTGGTCACACATCTTCCTTGAGATGCATAGTCTAGTGGTGCATTATATTTTATAGAAGTAATAGTTTCTGGTTCTGAACCGCCGTTTGCAACATCTACAACTTCAACTGATACATCAGTAACATTTCCGATTGATGCTGAATTTTTAAAGATAGATGCACTATTGGCTGCTGTAGTATTACTAACAACATAAGTAAGGATTACAATATTTCCGTCTGCCAATGCAGTACCAATAACCCCATCACCAAAATACACTTCAAACTTTCCGTTCTCTACTTCCTGTAAAAAATAAGCATTGCTTGAAGCAGTAACTTGTGTTATGTCTGTTGCTTGTGTAAAAGTGGTGGTTGTGTTATCAGAACTTGAATTCTGCACTACAACTTTTAATGTGGAAGTATCTGCTCGTCTATTAGGAACAAGAAATCTTTGATCTGCATCTGTTGAATCTACAGTGTATCTAGTTGTTACAAAAGTTCCTTCATATATTTTAACCAAAAGAAAAGGAATTGAAGAACCAACGGTTGATGCTGTTATTGAATCTGATGTAACAAACTGATAGTCTGTTCCATCAACAGTAGATTTAAATACTGTACCAGCTGCCATAGTTGCACTAGTTAGAGAAGATGTATTTAATACAACATTAACTGTTGCGACCGCAGCTCTAGCAGAGTTGGGAATATATCCTAAAGTTTTTGCATGTGAAACTACACTTGACCTGAGAGATGCACTGTCTAGAAACATTTCGTTTGCTAACATGTTTGCATTGAAACCTAGATAGTGGGTATTGTATGCAAGAACATCTAACATTGCGTTCATTCCAGAACCTTCGAAATCATAGTCTGTAAATTCTGTTTGTCCAGATAAAAAAACTTTAAGGTTATCTTTAACCTCATCAAAGTCAAACTCTGTTACACTTAATCTTTTTGTGTTTACTGCCATTATCGCAATCTCTCTAATAATACGGTTAGGTCTACTAACTCAGTTGGAGCATTTAAAACATAAAATTCTATAGTCAATTCATACGCATTGCGATCTAAATCTGGTGTTGCTTTAACACCAACCAATTGTGCTCTTGGTTCATATTCGGTTATAACATCTTCTACTTTTCTAGTTAAAAGATGTGCAGTTATAGGAGTCATCAATTCAAACAATAATTCTCTTACACCACAACCAATTTCTGGGTGAAAGGGTTTTTCATAATGATTAGTTAATACTAGATTACGGATAGAACGCTTTACAGCTGTAATGTCTGTTACTTTATTAATATCTGACTTTGCACCACTTACTGTTACATCACCATCACTGTTTTTTGCTGACAGTTTCTTTTTTGTAAAGAATAAATCTAAGTCTTTATATTGACGAACATTACGTTCAATATCGTTAAGACCTTGAGCATCTTTAAATGCTGTTGGTGTAGGCATATTGTACTCCTCTATCTATTTATAACAATACTTCACCGATTGTTTATCTAATTATTCTACAAGTTCATCAAAGCCTGGCTGACCTTGAGCATCATCCAACATCGCACTAAGAAGAAAATCCATGTTAGCCGTATCACCACTTGAAGCATTTGTTACAACAGTATACTCATTACCGTTTATGTGTTTATAAACACCTGTCTTTTGTCTAACTAAAGTGCCACGATAATCAGCAACCTCAGAACTCTTCACAGATATTCCTTCTACAACTCCACTTGCCCCATAGTCTTTGTTTTCATCATCAATCAATTTATTTAAAAGAATAAGGTCTATTTTATTTTTGTCATCTTGTTTAGGACTTCCTTTATCTTTAACTCTTTCTTCATTTCCATCAAATGTTGGGTCATAGTTGTCGTTGTATTGGTAATCTATTTTATAAATAGCCCCATCTCTTTTCCCTGTTATTTTATCTTTTTTTGCTCCTGATGCATCGTATTTTGTCCGTATAATCCAAATACCATTTGCAAAAGTGCCATCTGCTAAAGGTGCATCTCCATTTGAGTCTGCCCAACCTATTAAAATTCTACCATTTTTATCTATCGAATATCTATCAAGTCTTGAGTTACTCACACTTCCTGCAGCTGCGATTTTCTTAAATCCTTTTGAACCTGACTTGCGCCCCTTAACTCCTATAAGTTTAGCAGGTTTATCAGATAATGTAATGATATCAATTTCGACTGTTCCACTATTACCGTCAGCATCCGTCCATGTTTTAGTTTCTGTTTTTATTGTACTTGGACTATCTTTTGTTGCAGATTTAGTTACCTTTTCTTTTTTGTGAGTTGGTCTTCTAGAGAATCCATGTGGAGCTACATTATATCTTATAACTGTTTCTCCACCACCTGTTGTAGTAATTTTTTGACTGCCATCTGAAGCAGTAGTAACAGTGGTAGTAATGGTTGCCCCATCTTCTCGTATCTCTGTTGCCACATCAGTGCTATCTTTTTCACCTTCTTCTGGAACGTGCGTGATAGTAATTTCTTTAGATTTAGTTGCAACCGCATACGCTCCTTTATTTTCTGTTGGAAGAACTTTAGGTGCATCTCTTACAAACTGCTCCAAAGCTTTCCCTAGTTCTACATTTGCTTCTTTAAGTTTTTTATTTAACTCTACTTTAGATGCATCTTCTTTCACAGTATCCACAGTTGGTTGTAAAACCGCAGATGCTTTTTCAAATGCAACTCCACCAGCTGCAGGCAATTCAAAGTTTGGAACAACATCTTGAATTCTTGTTGCAACTCCTTTTGCATCTGCAAGAGCACTAGTTGCAACACCTTCAGCTGATATAGCAGAAATTGCACTACTGGCCGCATTAGTCAAATCATTAACTATTGCTGTTGGGTTTGGAATATTACTTCTATCGTATTTTAAAGAAGCATCAATCGCAGTATCCAAAGAAGAGGTTGCGGTTTCTTTTGCACTAGCTAATGCTGAAGTTGCAGAGGTAAGATTTGAAGTTGCAGTTAATGCAGCTGTTTGTGCTGATTCAGCACTAGTAACCAAAGTGTCCAAATCAAAACCACCAGCAGTAAGTCCTTCTCCAAACTTTGTTTTTAATTCTGCTTGCTTTGTTGCAAACTCTAATTGTCCTGCTAAAGTTCCTTGATCGATATCAAGAAGCGAGGACATCTCTGATTGCAAATTTACATTTGGTAACTCTGGAAGTTCGGGAACTAAATTTTTAAGTTTAGATGTTAAATCTCCTAAAACAGAAGTGTTCAATGTAGCTGCAAGAGCAGACGCATCTAGTTCAAGTCCAGCAACAACTTCACCCTTTATAGAATCAAACTTACCGAGAACTTCATTAAATTCTGAACTTGCGCCTGCTAAACTTGGTGTTTTAAAATCTGCCATACATATCTCCTATGCCACTGGCGCCAGTGTGTTACCTTGTGCAGTAGCATCTGCACCAGTATCAGATTGAGAATGAACGTGTGTTGTAAGAGCAATATCTGTTCCATCACCATTTTTAGCAGTAACCTCACTACCAGTTCCAAAAAATGTAAGTGTCCCAACACCTGTAGATGTGCCTGTAAATGTAGTTTCAGCTTTAATTGTCATATCGTTTGCTGACTTCATATTTAATTTTCCACCAGACTTATAAGACATAATTCCAGAAACAGTAGTTGTTGATAAATGGTCTGATGCTATTAAGTCTATACTTTTAAGAGATGTTATTGCATAGTCATCAACAATATTAAGAGTACTTGTTCCGTTCACAATTCTAGTTTCATTTTTATCAATGACAATATCCACATCTTCTTTGACTCTGCCTTTGACGTTGTTCATTATCTGAAAAGAATGGTTGCCGTTAATTTCTTCTTCACGATTACCACCACCTGTTCCAGCTCCAACTTTAACTCTATGGTTCTTATGTATCTTCTGTGTGTAATTGCCTTCTACCTCAAGGTGGTAGTCTCCCTTTATAAGTTCTCGTACTGTTCCAAGTGTTGTAATATTAACATCACCTTGTATAAGTATCTGAGACTTTCCAACAACAATCTCATAGTTGTCGCCAACAATTTTTACAACCTTTGAACCGTCTGGATGTATTTCTTCAAACGTGCCTGCGCTGTGTTGTGTAAACAATCGTTCAGCGCCTGGCGAATCATCTATTTCTTTTATGTGTCCAGCTTCACTTTCGAAAACATGGTTGTATGGATAAGCAGCAGAGATGTATGGGTTCTCATCTTTTTGAACTGACTTGGGTTGTGGTTCATCCCAGAAACCACGTTCCTCTTGAACTGCAAAATCAGATGTAGCTAAAAGATACGGCTGTGTTGCAGTAGGAACACCTGTTCCCTTTGGTTGTTCGGGTTCTTGACCAAATGGATTTGCGGCCGTGTTAGGTTTAAATTCAACTTCAGTGTCATCATCAACTCCAACTGTAGGGTCAGCAATTGTTGGGTCGCCACGTAAACGATTACGCCTTCGTGCTAAAAGAGAGTTGTGCGACTCTGATGCTCTACCTCTGCCCAGTCTACTAGTATCAGGTTCTCCTACTTCGTGACCAGATTTAGTAGTATAAAATTCTCCGTCAGCAGGATATGAACCATAGAGGGGATGACCAAGATATTCTGTTTGTGGACTTATTGGTGAACGTGGATCGTTAAATCCAACTGTGGGGTCAGCAGCTGCTGAGGGTGTGCCTGGCAAAGAGCCAATAATTACTGGTTGTTGTTTTTCAACTGCATCTCTAAAGAAACCAATTACCCAACTACCCTCAACAAGAAAAGATGGAGAGTTACCAAGACCATGCATAGCAGCATCTGTAACAGGGTGCATGACATGAGCCCAAGGCAAGTCTAAGGTTGGAATCTCTAGAAGATCATCTGTGTGAAAACCCAAACATCGAACTTTAACTCGACCAAGTTGATCTGGATCGTTCCTATCTTCTACAACACCTACGAACCAGACGAATCCGTCTTGACCCATAAAATAACCTTGTTCTGCCATAATAACCCTTTACTAATAGTTTTTACTATTTATAAGGATTGTATGAAAAAGATTATTTTGGTTATTTGTATTTTTTCATTTCAGAATAACCAACATTACCAATCAGTTCATATTTCTTAGCAACTTTTTGGCGTCCAACTTTAAGACCACTAGTCATCCAATAAGGATTAAGTCCTAGATTACCAGCAATGACAATTCTTTCATGGTTACATTGATGTTTGGGTACAGAATGTTTTACCCAGCCAGGAAACATAACCATTGTATTTTTTTTAGGAATAACAGTTTGCATAGCATCTGGAAACACTAACGGAGCACAGGAATCACAACAATCAACATTGTATACCCAACTCCAGATAGATGGCCAGTGGTCATGAGGTTTTGACCAATCACCTTTTGTATAACTTGCAGCCCAACAATCATACGGCATAAGAAATACTTTATTGGGAGAGTTCTCTGTTCCAAGATGTACTGCGTAATCACACAGTTTCATAAACTCTGAATTGTGTTCATGCATGAACCAAGAGCTCATATCTGCTTGAACATTAGTTTCTTTTTTTTGTATGTCCTCAAAATCATAACAAAAATCTATTAGTTCTTTTGTCGCACTTGATTTGGGAACAACAGATTTAATAATAGGAAGATTAGAAGTAAATAAAACCGAAGCTGGATTAGTAACAAACTGGCGGTCTTTCCATTCTTCTACTTTCTTCTCTTCTTCTAAACTATTTGCAAGTGATTTTAGTAAACTCATTTTATAGGTCTTTCTTGGGGATACCAATACCAACCCGTTGTTATATACTTGCCGTGAGTGTGTACAGGATTGCCACGATGTTGATACATCCAAGCAGATGGAAATATAACACCCATTCCTTTCTTTGGTTGTATTCTTATTTTCTCATATAGAAACTCTGTTTCACCTTCACCTGCTGGCACGTCATTCAAATAGATTGTCCAGACAAGAGCTCTGTTTGCATCTGCACAGTGAGAATTTTCTGAGTGAAAATTATGAAACCCACCGCCCATGGGCATTGTCCTTTGTACTTTAGTTTCTGGTGATATGAGACTTCTTGCTCCACGATATACACAAGGAAAATCTGTAAGGTATTCTTGCAGCATATCCATCTTCACTCTTTGAATAGATGAATAAAGTAAATCTTTTTCGTCCATCCACATTTGTTTGTCTTTGCGTGTAATACGATTTGCAGTCGTAGTCTTGCCAATATGATCATCACGTTTAAACCATTCTATAAGGTTATCACATTCTTTGTCTGTTAGTGCGTTTTCAAATCCTCTAACAAAATTACTTAACATTTGTTTTCCACAGTATAGTATTTACTGAGCTTGTTGCGTTCAGTCCAAAGTAATCGCAGTAATAAGTATCTACAAGTAACGTATCAGGCACTTTCAACGTACTCCCTTTTTTTCCTCTAGTATCTTCTATGATAATGTAATCTCCCTTAACCATATATGGTGCAACATATTTTATTATTTCGTTAGTGTTAACATGAGCATCCTCTACGATAAGCCAAGGATGTGGCGACTCACACAAAAAGTGTGATGTTAAGATTGTCTTATTAAAATCCGCAATGTCTCCTTGAGAAAACCATACGCCTTCATGGGATACATCAGGAACTTCTATGTCTATACTTATTACATGAGTATTCAATTTATATGAATTACATATGTCAGCCATCCACATTGCACTTGCACCCTCTCCACTACCTATCTCAAAAATTGTAGCAGGTTTACTCTCCCATATTATCATTGGATAGAGTGCAAAGTCATAGACACTCTTACCCATAGGAATTCCTTTGTAAGAATTGCAATCTTTTACTCCCTGACTCATCAAAAGAGTATCTATGGGTATAGAGCTAGTGTCTGGTCTATCAGCAAAGGAAACATATCGTTTCTGTTTTTGTATGTCCTTTACGGTCTTCTGGTTCTTCTCAGAAAGTACATGGAAATTTTTTTTTAAGTAAGTGTCAAACACATTTAAATCCTCTAACAAAATTACTTAACATTTAAGTTTCCTGCAACCATAATTCGTCTATGTTCACATTCTTGTTTTGGCACCATATGATTTAACCATGCTGGAAAAACAATCAGTTGCCCTGTTTCTGGAAATGTGTGAAGTGGAGTACCCTCATCATCACGTTCATCACTATCGTTAAATATTAATGGCGCACACTCCTTACATGCTTCTACGCAATATGTGTAAGACCAAAGAGAAGGCCAATGATTGTGTTCTTCACAAATATGTCCTTTGCCGTATACTAATCCCCAGCTTTCTTTTATGTAAAGAGGAATGTCATCTGGACTCCCATCTGGTTTAGTTCGCTTTGCAAGTGGACATAGGTTTGCAACTTCAATTGCTTCCTCTCCTACCATACGAAAAGTTAGATAGTCATCGTGCATGTTCCACTTAGTCATCAAACATTTAGCAGCTGTGCGTCCTTGTAACGCATCGCCCGATTCAAGAATATTTTCTTTAATTGTTTTAGTAAAACTTGCAGGTGGGTTTACTTGCTTTACCTTAATAGGATACCTCCCACTAAACCAATCCCATGGCTTAGGTTTGCCAACTAACTTAGACAGTGCGCTCATACTAATATCTCCGTTATCTTTTCTTCGTCTGGGTGTCTACCATCAAATCTAGGTTCACCTGCGGGTAATGTGTAAAACCAGCCTGTTGCAATATACTTAGTGCCTTCGTTTGGTGTTACGCCTTTGTGTGGGTGTGTCCACCCTGCGGGCCAGATAACTGTTCTGCCTTCTTTGGGTGTCACCGTCATTTCTTGATAAGGAAACTCTGTACCCGACTCTGCATCATTAAGATAAACCATCCATGCAAGTAGTCTATATGGATAGGAGCCAGACTGTTCGTTGTGTAAAGAAAAGAAACCTTCTCCCTCTTCATACTTTTGCAAATTATATACAGGACACAATCTCCAATACGAACTCGTATTTAATTTATTAAGGTAGTCGTACTTTCGACAGTACTTGCCTAATGAATTATTTACAAAGGTGTAGAGGCTTGCATTGATAGGATTGTCATCACCAAAGTTAAACGATTTTGTTACACAAATCTTTTGACGCTTCTTATTAAAGAAAGGAAGTCCACCCCTACTTTTGTTTGGAACACTTTCAAAGTAATCTATAATTTCTTTACATGTATTCAGTTCACCGTATGCTCTACGTTTAGCCCACAGTGCTGGCGTATCATCAACTATCTCAATAAAATTCATTTACTCACTCATAAAATTATCATCAAATAATATATAGTCAGTCTTACCCAAAGCAGTTTTGACTGTCAAATATACTGTATGCATATTTTTAGGTTTAACAGGAACAAACTTAGTCAGCTTCTTAGAATAGTAATAAGGAACACCGTCTTTCAAACGCATTTCCTCATACGAGTCCATGTCAGAACTTACTTCTTGAATCTCTCCAATTCGTTTTGATTTGTAGGCATCTGTGTAAGTGACATTATCACCAATGTTAACTGTGTTCATATTTTTTTTCTCTTTACTGTAAAATCAATTTCAAATCTTTTTTCGTGAGTTTTAATTGGTGATGCACAATGTTCAATTCGTGGATCAAAGACTACAAAGCTTGTTGGTTTCATAACTATACTTTCCTCTCCATGAATAAACTCACCACCGTCTTTAGGTTGCCAGTTAGAATTAAGCAATCCAAGTATCTTAACATATTCTAAATCATTTTCATGATCAGTATGGGGGTTGTCTTGTCGATGTTTATCTTTTACTGATATTGCACAATGCAAAACCTCAGGCAAAAAGAAATCAGATGCAAACCGCCCACCTTCAGTTTTACTATTGTAAATCTGTATAAGCAATCCCATTGCCATACCTGCAAGCAAATTATGTACAGGATCATTCTCAATAACATCTAGCTTCAAATGCTTATCCTCAAATGGAAACCCAAGAGGATGTTTAAGATTCCAAGTCTCACTTGTCTCTGCAACACCTTTCATCATCTGCAAGTATTGTGGAGAACAACAATTCTCAATCACTCGTAGCATATTTAAACTCCTTGTTTGCAGATTCATCTAACTGTTTCATAACATCATCAGTAAAGTATGTTAGTGGATCATTTAAAATAGTTTTACCAAACTGTT